TTTATCTATACTTCCTGTAAATGCTTCTGCTAATATATCTTCTCTTTCAGCTTTAGTTATATTTCCAGTTACAAGTTTAAGTTCAAGAGTATCAGTTCCAGTTACAGTTACAGTTCCAGTTTCCATTAGTTTATCATATGATTTTGATATGTCAATCTTATCTTTTGTTTTACCTTGTCTATTATTTCTTCTACTTTCAGTATAAGATTTTCTTCTTTCACTTTCATTCTTTAATTTAATATTATAGAATAATCCATCAGATAGTTTTTCAAATTTGCTGAATATTTTTATATCTGTATCTTCTAATACATTCTTCAAATCTTCATCAGTAAGGAAACCTTGTTGGTGTTGTAAGCATAATAAAGTTATATACTTACCTCTTTGTTCGTAATTCATTGTAAATGTTCCTGTTAGGAAATCGCTTGTGTAAAATAATACTGCTGGGTCTTTTGCCATACTTTTTGTTTTTAATTGTTTATAATAATACAATATACGAAATGTTTTTCATATTACCAAACATATGTTAATCATATCTTTATTGTATGTTAATAAGTATATAAATTTAGAAAAAGCATAAAATACCTAAAAAACCTCATTTTTACCCCATTTTCATAACTTATTGATAATCAACCAGTTATAATTCATTGAAAATCAACGCTTTATATGAGTATGACATATATGGTAAAAACATATGTGTAACGCATTGATACTCAATAAACAATCTTTTCAGTTTGACAAATTGTCTCTATAATTGTATGGCCAGTATCAAAAAAAGTCGTATCTTTGGGTATTCAGTTGAGAGAATGGACTCTCACATTAAAAAAAAGTTATATATGAAAACTTACAAAAGTATTGTAAAAAGAAAATTATTAAAAGAGATATTTTATCAAATAGAGTTCTTTGGTAAAAAGTTATGGATGAAAGCAAAGAAACCATTTGTGTTAGCAGCAGGTACATCCGCAGGTAAAACACTAACATCTTTAATTCAGTTAGAGATTTTCTATTCTATACCTGAAAATATAAAGAAAATAACACTAATCATATCTTCGTCAAAGACGGTTTTAAGAGATAACTTTGCAATTGCATTAGAGGAGTTTAATCCTTCATTCAGTTATTATGTAGTTAGTAATAAGAAAGAATTAGAAGAAGCAATTAAGGATGGTTATCAAGTTATCGTTTGTTTACCTCAAACATTAAATAGTAATTATACTTTATTACCAAAAGTGACTAACTTTATATTGGATGAAGCACACCAATGGTATTTCAAACCAACTATTCAAAAGATTATCAAACATACAAAACCAACTCGTCAATTATTATTAACAGGTACACCTTCTCGCTTTATTGCCAAAGGTGATGACTTTGAGTTTTACTTTGTACCTGTTATGGATTTGTATGATAATGGTTTAGTTTCAAACATTAAGGTTGAGGTTGTATCGTCTGCATATGATTTCAAACAAACTGACTATCTTTCTGCATATGGTAATTTAAAGAGTGATAAGACAAACTCACCTACTAAATCAAAAGAGTCATTTAAGGTAGTGTGTGATGAAATGATATTGAAGTTAAGAAGTAAGTTAGGTAATAAGTATCTTGCCAATTTAAGAGGTGCTAATAAGATTAGTGCTTTATTCAATGACTTAAAAAAGACAATTATCTTTTGTCATTCTCTAAAACAGGCAAATGCATTTTACAAAGAGCTTTCTTCTATGAAAGGATTAAACGATATGGTATTACTTTCTCATAGTCAAAACGATAAAAATAGTGAATACTTTGAAGAGTTTAGAACTAATAGTCAATATAAAGTATTAGTTGCAGTTGATAGAGGTAAATTAGGATATAACTTACCTGACTTATTTAATGTGGTAGACTTTACTATGACTCAATCGTTAGATATGATTTTACAAATGATGGGTCGTATATTAAGATTGTCAAAAGAAGATAATCAAAAGATTTACTTTAAAGTTGCAACAAAGAATACAGCAGGTTATTTTGTAGACTTAATGACTGCTGCATTATGTTTATTCAAAATGGAATGGTATTCACAATTCAATGGTAAGAATATGGGTGGTATTGAAATTCCCAAAGTGAAAACTACCAGACCTAAAACAAAAGGTAAGTCAACTCCTACAAATAAGAAAAAGCAAACACAAAGGATTGCTACATTAGAAGAATTAGGTATTCCATTAGATTTAAATTTATTCAATCAATCTATTCTTTATTCACAAGGTGATAAGTTTAGTACTGTTGCATGGACAACATTGGATAATTGTAGAAGAGAGTTTTTTGACTTAGGAAGTTATACAAAAAGCACAGATGTTGTTTCTTTTGATGAAGCAAAAAAGATATGTAAAAAAAATAATATTAAATCTTCAACCATATATGAAGAATTTTATGAAAAAAATAAACATTTGAAAATTCCAAAATGGCCTGAAGTAACATATAAAAATGAATGGATAAGTTGGGGTGATTATTTGGGAACAGGTACAATAGCTTCAAATGAACTTAAAAATTATAGATTATCATATAACGAAGCTAGAAATCTAATGATTAAAAATAAAATAACAAATACAAGTGAATATAAAATATTTAGGAATAAAAATGAAGAAAATAAATTAATTCTACCTGCTAATCCCGATGGTTCATATAAAAATGAATGGAGAGGATATGGTGAGTTTTTTGGAACAGGTAAAATTGCAAATCAAAATAAAGTTTATCTATCATTACAAGAAGCTAAAGAATACCTAAATGGTATGAATTTGGACATCCATAAATGGAAAAAATATAAAAATTCAAAAGATTTTCCAGACTTTTTGCCAAAAGATATTTATTGTGTCTATGGTAAAGATAAAAAATGGAAAGGATTAAGAGATTTATTTGGAACAGAGGATAAATGGAATGGCCCATATAAAAAATAAAAATTTTGTTTGTTATCATAACTAGTTGTTAGGTTACTGTCATTCCTAACAACAAACCCCAGTCGTAAATGGCTGGGGTTATTTTTTTGCGTTTAAGACACTATTGGTTACTCTCCGTATATTTTCTTCACTTTGATATTTGGTGGTCTGGATTTAGGTTATAACCTATTTCCCACCTATTTTTATCTACCTTGTCCAACATTCTTTTTTACAGGCTTATCTTTTGGGCCTTTACCCTTTTTAGCCTTACCTTTCTTTTTAGTTTTCACTTCCTTTGCAGGTGATAATCCTTTTGCCATTACTTACTATCTATTAAATCTTTAATGTTTGTGTTCAATTGGTTTACCATAAATGTTAAGTTCATTACTATCTCTTTAAGTTCTTCAATGTCTCTTTTAGCAGCATCCATACTTAACTCCAATTGTAATAATCTTGTTTCCATATTAGTCAGTTATAGGGCCACCTACTACCCATGCATCGCAAGTTCTACTTGCTGCACATTTAAAATCAAATGCTTCACAATAACCCAATTGTCCTGCTTCTATACTATCCCATGCATCCTCTCCACCTATTCCTTCTGCAATACAACTTAATATCTTTTGTGTAATATCAAAGAATACACAATTACCACATAGGGATTTCTTTGCTGCATTTATATCACCTGAATGAAATTGGTCTGCTTTTGCTTTCCAATAATCTTCATTAGTTTCATTTGGATTAAGTGGCCCGTAGTTTGCAACATCAATTGCTTTCTGTCTATTTTCTAAATTAACAGCAATATCAATAGTTGCTTCAGGACAACCTGCTTGGAATTTTATAATATTTTTACTTACTTTGTTTTCCATATTCTATTCTTTATCGGGTATACAGTTTGGGACTTCTCTTCCTGATTCATCAGTTTTAGTACCATATTGCGTATAACCGCTCCAACATGGGTCTTCACCTGCTTCAGCCATTAAGTTGATACCTCTAAATTTAGTATCGTATGCAACTTTAGCCATCACCTTTGATGTAGTGTCAGTTATCTTTGACATATTTTCTTTGTCCCAATATGAATAACAAATTGCAGCTGCTTGAGATTGTTCGTATCCTGCACCTACTTCTTCACCTATACAACGAGAGATAAATGTTTGTTCATCTTCTCCTTTTTTTACATTTACTGGCATATTAATTAATTGTGTATGTTTTACCCTCAAATCTAAATGAGGAAATATTATCGTATGTTAATGTTCTCCACCCTTCTATCGTTGTTGGTGCAACTAAATTTACCATTCCTTCTTCTGCTTTTGTTTCACTTTGGTCAGAATTAGAATAAAACTTTCCCCAATACATTTCATAAGATGCTCTATGTGTTGGTGGTATTGCAGTTCTCCATTTTACAAACATAGGATTACCTGCTGAACTACTTTCCAACATAGATTTAAACTTTCTCATCGATACTGATGGTAAAGCAAATTTCTCTATATTCTTTATGTAAGTATTTTGGTTCATATTATTTTAATGATGGTGCAACACTACCACTTGCTACTTCACCTGGATAAGATGATGTAATTGATGGTTGTGCTTCCGTTTCAGTTAACAAACCCAATTCTCTTAATTTACTCTTTGCCCATCGACCACCTGCTAATCCACCCCATGCGTCTATCATTAATTTTGCACAACCATCCGAATAAGATTTAGAAACATCTAAACTTCCTTCGTGTCTTGCTATGAATGAATGCATGCGTTTAATCGTATCAACTGAGATAGGTTCTCCCTTTGCTAATTGATTTGCTCTTTGTTTTCCAACAGGAGTTCCACAACTACCCCAACCATTCTTATTTGCATACTCTAATGCTCTTTTAGCATTATTCTTTACACCATCAGGATAGTCTGAATAAGATTCCATCTCTACTCTTTGACCTTTACCATATCTTTTATCTTTCTTTATGATTGCTTTCAATGTAGATAAAAATACTTCTGCTTCCTCCTCTGTAAAATCTTCAATATCTTTTAATAGGATATCTTCTTTTGATGCATGAATTAAATTATGTGTGAATAATCCTTCGATGCTGAAGCCCTTGACTTTTCCAGTCTTAACATAGTCTTTCCAAATCTTTGGGTCAGTTATTTTAAACATTCCCATCCAAGAACCATCGGGTATACCTGATAAACCATAATTATTTGACTTATCCAATTTACCTTCTTTAATCCAAGACTCAACGAGATGGACACCTTTAATACTCATGTCATGTTCTAATGTTGCTTTATCAGTATACTTTTTCATTAAGTAATTCTGTGCAATCTTCTTAACCGTCTCTTTGGTAAAATACACATGGTATGGTTGTCCTTCCCCGTCAACTCTTAATATCTTTTTTTCTGGCAATAGTATAGGGCCCATTAACATTTGTTGCTCGTTATCCGTTGCAGCAAACATCACTTCTTCCTTATCAAAGAATATAAAATCAGATTCGATTGCTGGACTCTCTACCAAAGAGATTGCAAACACTTCATCCTCATTATCTTCAATTTTTAATTCGTATAGTTTCATAATAATAAAAACAAATTTTTGATTAAAAATAGTTATCCTGCACTAAATGTTGCTGCTCTTGTAGTTCTTCTATCTAATGCCTGTTGACTAGTTACATCTCCCGAAATTACATACGCTCTTATAGGTCTTTGTGATGCAGATATAGTTTCTCCTATTTGTTGTGTAGGATTCATACCACCAGTAGTTAATATTTGTGGTGCAGCAGTTCCTGCAACAGTCGGTGCATTTGGTATTGCTCCACTTCCTGCGGATGTTATACTTCCTCCACCTCCACCAGCTCCTGATGATTTACTTTTACCTGCTGATAAGATTGCTGCAATTTGTGCAGCTGATGATACACCCACTGCTGCAATTTGTAAATTAGTATTTACTTTCAATGCAGCCTTACCTGCGATACCACCTGCAACTGCTGCTTTACCTGCTGCTGCTTCTGCAATACCTAATGGTGCAGTGATTGGGTTTACTAATTTTGGTATTGCCATCAATATAGATGCATTACCTGTTGCAATTGCTTTATCGTATTCAAATTGTGCAGCTCTTGCATTTACTAATATCTGTCCAATAGATGATGCAGCATTGATTGCAACCTGTGCAACACCGAATGCTTTTGCCATTGCTGAACCTTGTGCAAATACATTTATTAAACTTCCAAATATACCTGAAATATTATTTCCTAAATCAACCCATGATTGTGATACGGCCTGATTAGTTCTAAATGCTGAATCTTTTCTTTGTTCATCTAATTCCTTAATCCTTTCGTATTGTTCCATTGAGAATTTAGCAAACTCTTCGGCATCTTTTAATCTCTTCTCTTTTTCCTTTTCATCTAACTCAGCTTGTTTAGCTAAATACTTATCATCAATTTCTTTTAATGCATCAGCTTGTGCAGCTTTTAATTGAGTTGTATCTTCACCATATTTAGTTGCAAGAAATAATAATCTAGAATAATGTTCGTTTACCTTAAACTCTTCAGCTTCTCTTTCAGAAAGTAATTCTAACATTGCTTCTTTCTGTCCAGCCATCAATTCTTTTAACTCCTCTTCTCTTATTCTTTTCGTTTCATCCGTATGCTCTTTTAAATCTTTCTTTTGTTCTTTAAGGTTTTCCTTTTGAGTCTTAGTCATTTTCTTTTGACCTTTCTCAAATCTATCAACTGCTGCTTCGTAGTTATCGGTAAATCCTGTTACAGATGATTTAGCATCTTCCCATGCACCTTTGAAATCTCCTTTGAATAATTTTACAACTGCCGAACCTAACTTACCTAATGATTGGAATACCGCCGTTACTGCGGAATAAACTACCTTAAATGCTTTGGTTACATACGGCATTACATTTTGTGCTAATTCAATAAAACCATCTATTAGAGGTTCTAATGCACCTAATACACCATTTAATGCCTGTTCGAAAAGTATAACGATTGGTTCAAACTTTTTCATTGTCTCTTCGGACTTTGATAAAGCTGCAACAAATCCTCCAATTAAAGAAACGATTAAACCAATTACAGATGCTTTCAATGCAGCATTAAATGAAGAAAATGTTTTCTCTGCATTTCTAATTGCTTTACCAAACATACCTAATGGACCTGATGCATTTTCTAAGTATCCAGCAAAATCATCTGATGTAGCTGCTGCGTCTTTAATAGCATCATCCATATCTCTAATTTCTTGAGATATTCTTTTGAAGTCATCACTACCTGCGGCAGTTTCTTTCAATTGCCTTTTTAATGCTTTTAAATTGGCAATAGTATTGGCAGTGTTTGCTTCTACATCAACCTTTACTTTAATCCTTTTTTCTGACATAATCTGCGTTTAATATTTTTACCTATGTCTGAAAATGAAGAAGGTATTGCATACTTTCCTTTTGCAATATCTACATTCTCACTTACTCCGTAAAATTGATTTGATTGTAATAAATCTATTATGGTCTTTATCATATTGTAAAAACAACTTTTATTTAATTAATAAGTTATGGTGCTAACGCAGTTATCGTTCCACCAGGTGTTGTTGCGTATCCTAATCTCATAGTTGCACCACTAGTCAATCCATCATTTTTAGTTACAGTCCAAAACTTTGTAGTATTATCACTTATAATAGTTTCATATGTAGTCGAATAAACTGTTTGTCCACTACCTGAAATAGTTGTAAATGGTATATCTAATGGACTACCACCTGAAAATTGTGCACTATCACTTGCAGTATTTCCTGATGTATTTCCACCACTATTAAACCAACTATAAACATATATCGTATTACCAGTATTGTTTATTAATGTTCCACTTGCACTACCATTACCAGCAGTTACCGGATAAGGGAATGTTCCAGGATTATCTACTGTAAATGTTAAACTTGCAGTTGGTGGTGGAGTTGGGTCACCTACTACCGCAGTACTACCTGATATAGTAATTATGTGACCTGTTGGGAATGTTGTTGAGAATGTTATTATCGTATCACCACTACCAGAATAAATATATTGTGTCGAACTTGTTACAGGTGTTCCATTATCTAAAATTGCTAATGTTGCAGATGCTGTTGTATATCCACCCCATACAGTTGAACCACCATCTTTACCTTCCATAACTACATCGGCAACTACTCCACCTGTCACATATTGTGTAAAGTTACCACTAAAATAATAAGGACTTCCAGATACAATTATATTCGCATCTATGAATATACTACCTGAATTTAATTCATTTAAATTAATTGATGCAGTTGCAAAATCACCACTAGCCGTTGGTAATGGTTCAGGCTCTGGAAATACACTACTAAATGTATCACTAATAATTGGCCCTAATAATTGTAAATTACATGAACCATCTTTTAATGAATAATCGTTTATTGCACGAAGATGATAATAGTTACCTCTAAAATTCACAATATCGTTCAATTCCATAGTAAAATAATCTTTTAATGGAATGATTGCAGAACAATTTACTAATCTTGTTGTAGGGTTGTAAAGTAAAGATATGTATGTTTCCCAATAATTTGTATAAAGACTACCTGTTGGTACTTCACCATAAGATGCTCCTTCATTATTAAAAAGTAAACTATCGCTATCTATCGTTGGAAAACTACCAGTAACAACATTATAATTGTCGAAATAAGGAAATGAGGTTTGTGCATAAGTTACACCACCAAAAGTTGCAGAACCACTTTCTATCCAATATTGTTCACAATCAATTACTCCATTGTAAAAATAGACATGTGGTAAAACTCTTGCAGGATTATAGTTTTGGTCACTAATAAATGTAGGTATGTATATTGGTATAATTTGACTCATATTATTTTATTTTAGCAGGAGAATATACTATCACTTCCTATTATTGCCGTTACTGGATTAACTTCAACTATTTTGGTTCCAGGTCCTGGACTAAACCACTTAAATCCAGTTACACGTGATATTGCATATTGGTCATAAAATAAAATCTGACCTGGTGTGAATTCACCATCTAGTGTATACACATCGGTTGAAATAGCAGAACTACATGCATAAATTGGATTAGGATTTGAAGTTAATTTCACATTACCTGCTAAGAATGTAGTAGGTGTTGGGTTTATATTAGAAACACTACCAGATAAACCAGTACCAGCAATTCTTATCAATGGGTCAGATGCAAATGTAGTTTTAACTTCAAATGTACCTTGTGAATAGAAATTGGTTGTATCTATGTAATATGTTTTACCATATTCTCTATTTGCAGCTTTACTGAATTGTTGAGAGATATAATCTTGGTCTAATGTATCACCAAAGTTTAGTTTATTTACTGCTAAGTTATTTGCAGGAATTACTTCAATTTTATCATCTAAATTAATGTATTGATTGAAATCTTTTACTTCACCCCTTTTATACCATTCATTAAATGTTTCAATTATAAATTCATTAGGTTTAGTATTATTAGGATAAATTACTAAATTAAACTTCTTTTGCAATCCTAATATAAAATCAATCTGTTTGATACCCGTTGTACCATATGGCATATTAGAAGGTATATCCATCACTCTACCATCAGCTGCCTGATTTACTTCTCTAATTTCTATAAAAGATTTAGTTGTACCTCTTGGGTCTAATGTCACAAGAGGTTGTGCAGTTGGTGGCGGATTATTTGGTGATTGTCTTATTTGAAAATAATAATTACCAGCTGGTATACTATTGAATTTGAATTGACTTCCTAATTCATATGTTGTATTGATACCGGTTGCACCTCTACTTTGTTGTAATTGGTCAAAGAAATTAATATACGATGATACAGCTTGTGTAGAATAAGGAGTTGAACTACCTGTTTCTAGCATTCTTATTTGCCATGTTCCATTCGCAGTAAGTGTACCTGGCATATTATTTACCGAGCAACTTACATTTATATTTATATTTAATGCACCTTTTAAGTTAGTCGTTTTCTCAACTCTATATGCACCATTTGTATAAAAGTTTTGTGGGTCGGATAACTCATTATACCAAGGTAAAGTTGTCCAACTACCAGATGCAAGTGTTATGTCTGTCATACCACTACCTGATATTGCACCTACTTTTATTTTACCATATGTTTCCAAATCAACACCAGCAAACTCAGGATATTTTAATGAGTTATTACAAAATAAATACATATCATTTATAAATGGTTGATTCATAAATGAAGATGTATATGTAAATCCAGCTTCTGCAAATATTGCATCTAAAACAGGTTTAACTCTAATTGCAGGTTTGAAGTTTTGAACTGTCAATGCACCATCCTGGTCATCCATACCAAATAAATTATCTGAACCTTGTGTAAATGCATATCCACTACCATAATCTGCTAGGGGGTAAACTATATCACCATTGAAAAGATTACCACTCCAACTTGCTGAAATGTTATCTAATGATGCAGTATGGTTATATTCTTGTAAAGAAGTTAAATCTGTTAGATATAATCTATTCGTATCTCTTGCAAAAGACGATAAAGTACCATATAAGGTAATCTCATAACTCTCAATAAACTTATTTGCAATTACATTTACTTTGTTAAGTTGTATGTAACCATCAATAAGATATATGGAATCAAAATCAACATATGCAGGTACTTTTATATTTGTTGCAAATAGAAATGGATTTTCAATACTGATATCATAAACATGTTCAAAGAATGCATTATTAACTTTTGTTCCAGGTAAAGATATCTGACGAGTGAATGTAGCAGGTAAAACTCCTATATCAAATAAGCCTGTTACATTATTAGATATTTTTATATCCTCATCATCAAATATGTCTAATTGTGTTCCGTTTGCTATTAGTCTAAAAGTAAACGCTTGTGTACTGATTATCCCCATTACATAATTAATTTATAAGGTTGTCCGTATTGGAACTCAAATTGATATTGAATTAATTTATCGACTACTCCTGTTTTAAATTGAATATTTTGAGATACAATAGTCATAGGTCTTATATCGCCCGTTGATTCATTGTAAATCCAATAGATTTCATCACTTACTAATAATTGTTTTAGAATCTCATTATAACTTTCAGGTAACCAAAATGTGTTAACTGATAAACCTTGTTTACTATCTACAATGTATGCACTATTTGCAGTATCATAACTTTGATAAGATAATGTAGAACTTTCCCATGTACCCAATTGTGGTTGATAAGTTTTTCTTTCTGTTGTAAATGATTGTTTGCTTACCATATAGAAGTTCAACCAATCAAATTGTCCAAAACGATTTTTCCATTTGATTCTTACATTTGGATATTTTTGTTCACAATCAATATCATACCTTATAGGAGCACCTAATGCAGCTGCACCATTGAATGGTTGAACTGTGAAATAAGTTAAGCCTGTTGTTGAAAGAGGAAAACCACTTTGAGATGGCCCTATTGGATATTGTTGGATTTGTCCAGAAGAACTAACATTTGCAGTTAGTGTATAATCTGCGGTACCTGTATTACCTGTATAAACTATTTTTGTAGGTGTAGTTGCACCAATATTTCCACCATACACTCCACTAACACCTCTATTATCTAAAAATGCAGATTGCGTTGCCGGCCCATCGGTTAACAATGGCCAGTATGGAGTAGTTGTTTGCATTTGTTGTCCAATAGATTCAGGAAATATTCCGTATCCATCTACTGCTTTATATGTCTCTGATTTTAAGTGAGAGCCTGTTATAAATGTACTACCTGAATTATATTGAAAATAAAAATCTACTGCAAAATACATTACATTTGAAGTATTTTGTTGTGCATAATCTGTAAGTGTTGAATTGATTATTCTATTCAAATCAAATAAACCAACACCGACTGTATTTGGAAACTTTGCAATTGTATAATCTGCTACCGAAGAAGATGCATCTGGTGCACCTTGCCAATAATATAATTCACCCACATATTGAAATGAAGATGATGTTAATGTAGCAGTATTGCTTTCACTTAATGAAAATATAATTGGTGATTGTGCAAATGAACAACTTGCAGGAGTCTGTAATAATGATAAAGCCATTATGTATATCGTTTATATAAAAACCACCTTTTCAGTAAAAGTATGTGATACTAGTACTCTGCTTCGAATTTGTCTAACTCTGATGCTATATTTCCGATTACCATTTTATCAACCATATCCTCATAATACTGATTTAACATTGATTGAACGGTCGGGTCATTTAATGCATTATCTGCGAATGGTCTTGCATCCATTTTGTATGTACCATTATTTACATATTCACCATACTCAGCTCCGTTTGGTGCATAGTCTAATTCAATTTCAAAAGAATAGTTATCCTTTGTCTTTATCTCCTTTACCATTTTAGCAGGAGTATTTGCAGCTTTAACTTTACGAAGTAAGTTACCTGTATCGATTGCACGGGTAGGTTGTCTTTGCAAATTCAGTTGTGCAAGAGAACTAATCTGTTTTGCTATGTCTTGTAATGATGGCATATTAACAACTTCCTCCTGTGCAGCTTGATTGTGGTCCTGATAAACTAAATGTACCTGCGCCAGATGGTGTTCCTGTTCTCCAACAATAACTTCCACCTACTCTATTTGTTGAGTTTCCACTATATCCAACATATTGACCAGTAATACAATCCAATCCACCAACAAATCCTGGTTCAGGACCTGGCCCATCTCCACCCGCAGTAAATGAATAACAATTACAACTATATGGAAATGGTGGGAATGGAGTTGGTGGTGCGTATGATGATGTGCAATAATCACCACATCCTCCAACACCTAAATCTAATAATATACCACTACCTGATGAAATAAATGGTTGAGGAACTTCTCTTGCACAAAAGTATTCAGTTGGATTTTCGTATGCAAAATTATCAGCAACAACTAATGTTCCTGCTGCATTATAATATGATGCATTACCATAAGCTCTTTCACCACCACTACCTGTTGTAGTATTGCTATATTGATAATAATGTAAATTTGTTAATTGTGTTCCTGATGGACATGTTGCAGGTAATTGTATATCAGCTGAACAAGTTACACTTGCAGTTATTTGAGAACCAACACCACTTATAGTTGGGTATCCACCAATTACATATGTGCATATCGAGCCAGAATTTCCAGGTGCTAAACTAGAACTTGTTAAAGTATTTACACCACATGGATAATAGGTTACTAACGCACTATTTGATGAACCGGCTCTAACGGTATATGTTCTACATTCTGTCCTTTGGTCAAAACATTTAGGTATTGCAATAATTACAACACCATTTGTTGCAGTTGTTCCTTGTGCAAAACTTAAAGTTGCACCTTGTCCACCATTACCAAATCCAGAACTTCCATTTCCATCACTTCCTTTACCCTGACGAATTGGAAATTGTTGTCCATATGCACCACCACCACCAGCTGCATAATATAAAGTTGTTCCTGTTAAATTGTATGGTGCACCATCTCCACCATTAGATATAGTTGATGTTGCTAGAGCACCTATTGTTCCGGCACCACCGCCACCACTACCTTTCCATTGTGAGTTACCTGTTGCTAAACATCCAGATGCATCATTACCTTGATTTGCACCATTTAATCCACCAAATCCATCAAAACCTGCTTGTATAATTGTATTTGAACCATCCTGATTGTTACAACAAACAGCACCACCTGCACTTCCTCCACTAGTTCCTTGAACTATATTACATGAATATCCTCCACCATTATTTGTTACTATATACCCACCTTTTCCTCCACCATATGCTGTTAAAACACTACTTGTAAATGGAGAATAAGGGTATGTAAAAGTAAATGTGGTATTTGAACCACTTCTACCTCCGGCGTTACCACCACCAGTTCCAACTGAAATTGCATATGAGCCACTTGCTAATGGAAATTGGTCGTAATAAACAATACCACCTCCACCTCCACCACCAGCAGCTGTTGCATCACTTGCACCTGCATCATAATCAGCACCATACCCACCTGCACCACCACCTGCAACTAAAAATAATTTAGCTTGACCTGTGGAGCCTGATAAAACATTAAAGTCAGCAACAAAGGATGAACTAAAAGAAACCGGGTCTATTGTGTTTTGAAATTGATAGTAATCCCAAATTACACCACCTGAAACAAAACTACCAGTTGTAATAGTTCCACTACCTGTTATTGAAGTTGTTGTTACCCTAAAGCAACTTCCTTGTGTGCTAAAAAATCCTTGTGGTATATACATAAATTAAATCATTGTGTTTACAGCAACTCCATATAATGTAGTACCATATGATACAAATGTTAAAATATCCTCCGCTTGTGATATTGGAGTTGGTATATATGGAAACGACTGTGGGAATTTAATATTGCTAGATAAAGTTATAGTACCATATCCTGGATTTGGTTGAAGAATTTTCAAAGATATAGTTTGTCCTGCCGTTATATTACTTGCATTTAGAAATGTATTGCTTCCTGATACTAATGTTAAAGTATAGAAATTACCCAAACTACAATCAAATGATGCAGTTTGAGAAAGTATACCTAATGAAGTTACTATTCCATTTACCTTACCATTGAATTGCTGACTACCAGTAAATGTGTTTGAGCCAGTAGTTGCATAACTTCCAGTAAATGATGACAACCCATCTAATCTTGTATTTGTAGATTGAGTATATGCATTAAACGAAGAAGTATTTAACTTTTGATTTATTTGATTTTGTAAGAAAGATGCAGTCTGTGTTAATTCCGCTTGAGTCGCGTAATCAGCTTGTAAGCTACTACTAAATGCTTCTAATTCATCTAATCTAAAATCAACAGATGTACTAAAAGGCCCTTCTAAATAATCTAATCTACTATCTACTGATTGTGAATATAAAGTTACATTTCCAACACCACTTAAAGTAGATGAAGAAATATTTCCTGTTGCGGTTATATCACCACTAACAGATAAGTTTCCTAAAATACCACTAGAACCGGTCAAAGAACTGCTTCCTGACATTATAATTGTTCCGTTGAGTGTTTGTGTGTCTAAAATACTATCTCCCAAAATATTCGACCCAGATGAGAATATAATAGATGATGATTCTATTAGTGTTACAACCTTATTTGCAAATAAGGTTCCTGAAACTATTAAATCATTTGTTAGAAACATATTAGATGCAGTAATTGCATTTGATACTACTAAACTACCTGTTAAAGATGTTGCTCCACTTACTTCTAAATTACCATTAACTCTTACATTATCATTTATAGTTACCTTACCTTCTATGTCGAATGTACCTGATATGATTATATTTCCATCAACATCAAAGTTTCCATTAACACTCAAATCTTCATTTACGATTATAGACTGAGAGAAGAACATATCTCCTGATGATGATATTGCAAATCCTGCATTATATCCTAAACCATCTTGAACAGTCAGATATCCCTGTGGTGCAGCTGCACCTACTGGAAAAAATGAAGTATCAGTCCCTAAATGTAATAGAGATTGATAAGATTGTGAAACATATAAATTACTTAAACTACCCATTTTTATTTATTTTATTATTTTTATTCATATTGCCATTCCCTAAACGCAACATCTGTTCCCTGTCCCCACTTCTCTGGTGTTGTTGACCATACTTTTGGATTAATCCACAAAATACAATTATCACATGTTTGATAATCTTCATATGGTAAATCTAACACTTGTAGATTAACATAATTATAATCATCTTCTCCTTCAAATGTATCCACAATTGTGAAACAACTTAATCCTGTATAATTTTGTAATGATGGTGTCCAAACAGGAAAAGTTTTTGTTGAGAATACTTGTCCCATTGTCACCGGTTCAGCCATTACAGCTTTATATCTTTCATCAGTTACACAATTTTCAATTATATACCCACTACCGCTTGGATTAATTAAAAAAAAAAGACAACGATTTTTATCATTGTGGGTAGTTAACTCAAAGGTTGCAACCCATCCGGCCAATCCATTATTAAATTGGTCAGAGAATGCAGAACAATTTATGTCTCCGTTTATCTCAAATCCAGCAACTCCTCTTTGCGTATACGAAGTTAAATCATTTAAGATACCCAATGTATTTGCATGAATGTCTACTACATCATCTACTCCATAAAACGGAACGGTCTGTGCATTAGTTCTATCACCACTTTCGTTATTCTTATTTTTAATTTTATCAGCAACCGTTAACTGAATTGTATAGTTGGTTATGTTACTACCAAAATTACTTTCAGTTATTAGGATATTTCCTAATGGATACGCAGGAAACTGATTTACATCTATCTTTGTAATATCACCTTGTGTTACTGCAGCGATAGATGGATGATTACTCATTATTGTTTTGAAATAATTCAAAGCATTGTAATAAAGAGTATAGTTTACACCTGTATTATGAACGATTTGTTGACTCATATTTTTTATAATTGTATTCCACCGAAGTATTGATTACTTTGGTCAGGATAGATTTGAGTTTGATTACCAACAGTTTCTAAGTATTGAGGTATGTTATTAGAATATGCAATTAAGTAATTCTGTAATCTCAATGCGTAGTAATCTGCATTATTCAATGCTTTATTTAAAAGATAATCAATTTCAGATTTAGCAGGTGCTATACCTTGCTCACTTTGTTGTTTAACTGCTCCATTAGATTTAAATTGAACTGAACTGAATGGAATATATTCTACACATGCATACCACAATAAAGTATATTTAATATGGTCATCCATTAAGTCTTGATAATAAGAACTTAAAGAACTAAATGTGTTTGCAGTGATTTGTGCCTGTAAGTAATCGAATAGGACAGTTCCTAATAAATTCTTCAAGTACTTATCTTGTGCAGTTCTAACAAACGGCAATAAAGCATCTGCATCGATTGCACCTTGCAACGGAGAGTTCTTTATAATATCGTTTCTATTTATGAATAATGCGTATGACATAATTATTTTTTATATATTTCGTATTCTTTTGAAAAGTGTGTTGGCATTGTAAACTTATCTAATGCTTCATCTTTACCTGGTATTGGTTCTAATGGAGTTTGGTCTACACTATCTTCGGTTGTAGCAGGATTTTCCATACTATCGTTAGTCTCATCTTCTACTTCTTCAATTGTCTTACCAGTTTCTTCTGCTGTTTGAGAAAGAATTACTAATGGAGTTAATTGTTCAAAGTATAATTCAGTATCACTATATCCACCACATGCTAATGCATAATCTAAACTATTTAAAATAATGTTTTGGAAAGGTGCAATAGTCATCGTTTGTAAGATACTAAATGCAGTTTTCATTTCTTCTGATTGTGAAGAGAAACCATTGTTCTTAGTACGAATACCAAACAAGAGTGGAGATGTGACCCTGTGCGCAACTAAAATGCGGTCCTGAGTGTATTCTGCAACATAGTCATACTTCTCATGTAAGTTTGTGATATCGATTACATCAATTGTAGGTTTAGTTGTAGGGTCATCATTGAATGATAACATAAATCTACCTGCGTTATCCGTACCTGTGAATTTAGCTTGTACTAAATCTTCAATAGTTTGTCTTTCTTCAGGTGCAGGAACTCCGTTATTGAAGTTTAACATTACTGCCGGTAAGAAACCATTAACAATATTGTTAAAGTGTAAATTTGATATCTCACCTTCTGCCATTGCTAATTGTAAAGCAGAAACCCAATCCGGTAAAGAGTAGTAGTAAAGACCTGGACAATAATGTTTGATGTAAAGTATTTCCATCTTTTCATTAGAGGTTTCAAATGCAGGTATTTTCTTTTTATCTCTTACCTTTCTTTGGTCGTTCCAATCAGTACAATAATAATAATTTTCAATCATTGGTGATGAACCTAACTTCTCTGCTCTTAATAATTGAACAGGTACATGGTACATCTTTTTGATTTTAGTATGTGTGTCATCCCAATAAACTTGGAATGCAGCATTACCAAATAATTTTAAATCAAATGCAACTCTCTTAACTTCCTCTTGCGGAATCATTCTTTGTAAAGTCTCATTGAATACTTGGTCTTTGGAATATAAACCTTTACCAAATATTAAATCAGCAATACCTTCTATGGATGCTGCATTAGTAGTAGATACATTGAAAGCAGTAGTAACTGCGTCAAAGAAGTCGTCATTGCCATACACACCAAATGGAACAAATGGATAACGAGTTTTAGTATCTTCCTGAATTATAGGAAGAGAGTTATTGTTTACATTAACTATTGAGAATTTTTGTTGTCCTTTCATATTAATCCATTATGATATATTTGTTCTCGCTTTCGTGAGAAACATATTGTGTATTTTTATTTTCGTATACTGATTTATCTATTGATTGAGATGCATATACTTGTAGAGAACCATTCCAAATATCTATTGATGCACTTCCTGATTGATTATATAATACTGCACGATATTCGTCTGCAACAAATGTACCACTTATACTTGCAGTAAACGATAGTAAACTTTCGTATGGAGTATAGGAAGCAGATGTAATAGAAGCAGTAAATGTATTTAATCCCATCATATCCGTCAAACTCATAGTAAATTCATTACTACCTGTTATCTGTGTTCTTATCACGTATGAGTTAGACTGGCTTATGTAATATGCTAGCATTATCTTGATTTATATATTAAAAACACCAACTTACATAAAAATCGTTAAATAAAAAAACCCCACTCCGAAGAGTAGGGTTAATATTTTTAGTGTTTATACCGAATGATATTATGCAGGAGAACCATAAACTACTGTGTAGTTTGCAGTTAATCCACCTAATGCATTTTCCGTAGTACTTCCAGATAAGAATTGAGCAGGGAATTGTTCTTGACCTGTGAAAGTTAGAGAGTATCCGTAAAGGTCTCCTAACGCTCCACCAGTTTGAATTGTTCCACCAGTCATATCAGCACCTTCTTTTTTACCTACTAAGAACGCATCACCATTGTTAGTCCAAACGATTATTTGAGGTCTACCATAAGCCATAAGCTTTAATTGAGTAGTCATTTCGTTTGTTAACTTCTTTAAGTTTAGAGTTAATTCTTGTGAAAAGAATGTAGTTCCGTTCTCTCTTGAAGTGTTAACAGTTTCAGTATATGCACTAGTTCCTTTCAATTCGTAGTAATACAAAATTGAGCCAGAAGGAACACCTGACAACAATCCTGAAGGAGTTGCTGTTTGAGCTGCAGTTTCTGTGAAAGAACCCGTCGTATAATTGATAAAGTAAACACCCTGTAAACCACCGATGCTTTCCTTACATACTTCGTTTCTTCCTAGAGTTAATGAACAAGGCATATATTAATTTTTTAGTTTTGTTATTAAAAAAGGTGGGTGTTGAGACCCACCCTTTAATTATTTTTTTAGTAAGCTCCGTAGTATACGATGTCTTGACCAATACCGAATTGAGTACCACCTGTGTATCTCATTACAATTCTGTAATTTTGAGAACCATCAATGTTAGCCATATCCAATACTTTTACTTCATTGTAGTCAGATAATAAACCTGTTCCGAAGAATAAGTTTGATTTTTGAGCTGCAACGATTTTAGAAGATGCCATACCTGGACACCATACGATTTCAATACCATTGAAGTTGAATGGTTTTTCACCCACGTTCATTTGGTTGTTCCATCCGTTTGCACCGATAGCACCACCTGCTAAAGCTTGTTGGTATGCTTTTGCTACATCAGTAGATACATACAACAATACATCAGGCTTACCATAAACAGTATCAGGGATAGTGTTTACAACTGAATTTAATTTGTCTAACACGTTAGCTGAAGTTACACTTCCAGAAATTACGATTGAACCACTCTTAGCTGCTAATACTGCTGTTGCACCACCTGCTGCAATTGATGCAGAGAATGCAGTTTGGAAACCACCGAACTCACCATTTGTTGAGTTAGTTCCTTGCCAAATAGATTCTTCTGTTGCTTCTGCTACTTTACCACCTACATAAGAGATTAAGAAATCGTTGAAGTTCTTAGGAATTTCATCGAATGCAGAGAAACCTAATTGTAAAGCTTCCCATGAATCTACGAATTCTTGCTTACATAATAGTAAGTTAACTTGTAACTCTTTTGGAGTTAAAACTTGCTCAGAGATAGCTACACTACCTGAAGTTGTGAAATCACATGAAGCATCTTGTACGATACCACTCACGTCTAATTTTTGGATTACAGATTTGTACTTCACGTTTGGCATGATAGTTACAAGCTTCTTATCCAAAGTGTTTGCACTTAACAACGCTGCTGCGATGTAACCACTTGCTGCTTCACCTGCGTAGGTAGAAGTCACACTTGGTAATGCGAAATTTTGTCTTGCTTTCATTTTTTTAATTTAAATGAGTTTATTAATTTATTTATAAAGTTTAGATAAGAAAGAAGATTGTGCATCTTTTGATTTCTTACCATAATTTTTTCTGTTCAATTCAGTTGAGAATTTAACTGCTTCGTCTGTTGGAGCACCATCTAATTTTGGTAACTCTTCTTCTTGCATAGCAACTTCTTCGTCTACTTCTTCATCTACTGGTGGCATCATAGTCTCTTCCATCTTCATCATCTTCTTTTCCATCTCTTCGATTCTGTAAGCCATTTTCTCCATCATCTTTTTCAATTCGATTTCGATTTCAGGCTTCTCATCTTCAGGCTTTAATTCAGCATCTTCACTTTCAGGAAGTTTTTCTACTTCATCAGTTTCTTCTGCTGCTTTTAAAGTTCCTTTTTCGATTTGACCTGGAACTTCTGGCATCTTATCATCTTCTGTGTAAGTACCTGCTTGAGGAATGTCTTTTACTTTTTCATCAGCCATTTCTACATTCTCTCTTTCTACGATTTTACCATCTTCTGATTTTACTTTCAAAAGAGTTTCGTTACCTTCTGTATCCTTCAACATTAAGTCGTGGAAACCATTAGGTGCTGGAGTTTTAGTTCCATCTTCTGAAACTACGAATAGGTCTTCACCTACATCAAATGTTTTTGATTCTACGATTGTTCCGTCTGCTAATTTAGCATAAGTCATTTCAACTTCGTCTGCTGATAAAAACTCAACAATCTTATTTAATACTTTTTTTGCGTTCATTTTATAATTGTTTGTAAGGTAAAAACACCTTATGTTTAAAAAATAGTTATTTTTAGTTTATTATGTAATTACATTAAATCTACTTTTAAAGTAATCATAGTTTTGTGTTCTTTCTGCATCAGTTAATACTCTATTATATAATAATACGAATGGTATCTGTGCATCTGAAAATTCTAATAATCCTGATTGGTGTGTGCATAATGCAATACCTCTTGGGCCTTCACCACCACTTTCTGTTTTATTAGCTTTGAATGTATTATTTATATAATATGTGTAAAATCCAGCTGGATAATCTCCTGTTCCATGATAATATCGCCAGTTAGTATCATTTGTACCAGTTCCTAATGGAGTGACTTGTGGGCCTGATGAGAAAAAGTTCTCTGTTGAATTACTCCAATGTCCAAGTAACCAGTTATTATGTGCAGATAAAGTTCTTCCGTTACCCGAAGTATCCGTATATCTCGCTAAACCAATATATGTAAAATCCGAGCCAACTGCTCCTAAATTTGAACTACCTGTGGTGGGCCCTAAAACATATTGAGATGATGCTGCCGTAAATGCTAAAGTTGGAATACCAGGAGCTGTTGTAAAAGTTACACCATTATATAATGTTCCATTATTACCATTACCACTTAAATCAGTAATTGTTGACCCACTCCCTGGATACGAAGCCGATACCGATGCGTCCCAATATAAAACTAATCCACTAGTTACATATGTAAGTGCTGCTGCACCTACTGGGTAATTTTGATTAAATCCAAAGTTTTGAAATATCATTAAATCATATTTTTTGTTGATACTACATACAAACTGCTAGAATTAACTGCAACGAAAGATAATACATCAACACTACCAGAGGTTGGAATATACGCCGACCCTGATGGTTGTTTAACCGAACTATCAAATGTTATCAACGAGCCTGATGCAGTTGTTATTACTAATGTTGCACTTGTTCCTGGTTGTATATTTGATGGAGATATTCTTGTAGTTCCTGTTGGAATAGATAATGTAAAATAGTTACCAGTATTTAAATTCATAGATGCAGTATTGGAACTTATACTCATTGATATTACATTACCGAATGCACTACCCGTTACAACCATATTTCCAATTACAGTTAATTCAACTGCTGCAGATGAAGAAAGTATTAAACTACCCGTTATTGTAGTCGAACCACTTACATTAAGAGTTCCCTCTATGAATGCATTTGAACCACTATCTATTAAGAAACCAGTCTTTCTATTTGTATGTCCAGTACCTGTACCTATTGCGAATATTGTCTCTGCACTCTTAGCTCTATTTCCATCAACTGCGTTAAATCTACCTGAAATTACAGTACCATATGTTGCGTCTGCAGATGGAGTTGCACTACCAACAGGATTTAATGATGTACCCGATACAATCAAACCATTACCCATTAAGTTAGTTGCAATCAAAGATGAGCTATCACCTGTTTCTTGAATAGATGCCGTTATATAAGTTCCTGCTAATAAGTTTGCAATTGAACTTTTAAGACTACTAGTTGTAGCATTAGTTCCTGCAAAATCTATTTTATGATTTACACCATATACAGTATTAATACTTGCATATGCGGTTCTGAAAGCCGATGTTGAACCAACTACTGGTACATAATTATTATTAATCGTAATACCACCATTCTGAATATTTGAAATATAACTAATAGATGATGAATTATTATTAATATTAACCGTTGCACCAAATATAATATTAGTATTGATATTACTAGCGAAATCCAATGGAGTCACATTAGCAGTCATATTAACAGTTCCACCTGCAAGAATGTTTTGCTGGAAGGTACATCCTGCTACCATACCTGTAAAAGGTGCTGCAGCCGTACCAAAATTCGCAGCTGCATTTAATAATAAGTTATCATTAATATTATATGTAGATGAACTTACGGGCCCTCTAATTGTATATGCACCACCACCTATATTTCTACTCATTAATGGTGAGAATTGCATTGAAGAACTTATTTGTGGTATTACACTTCCATTAAAGTAGTTATTAAATCCACCAATATATCTTTTAAATCCTGCGGTTGGTGCCAATGCATTTGTGAATATATTTGCACTACCTGATATAATTGTATCTGCGGTATTATTATTTGTTTTGAATATTAAGTTTGTAGTACCTGAAGCAGATGCACTCATGTGTAAAGATGAAGATGTAAATCCTTTCATAACCAACATTAAACTACCAGATGTGTCAGTTAGTGTTATACTATTTCCTGCTGCATCTACTAGGGTTTGGTCACCTGTGAATGTGTTACTTCCGGTTGTTGCGTAGCTACCAGTTGCTGCAATTAAACTATTTACCTTTTGGTCGTTAGATGCAGTGTATGTATTAAATGATGCACTACTTGCAAACGATGCAGTTGTTATTTCAATAGGTTGGTTGTTACCATTACCTACCCACATATATCCTGTATCTAAACCTGGTAATTGTGCAGGACCTGGGTTTAATACCAATCCTTTTCCACCATTACCACCTTTGGTTACTACTCCTAATAATTGAGTAACTGAATTACTTCCTGATGGTAAGTTGATAGACCATCCACCACCTTCTGCTACATATATTGTTTGACCTGCTACATAGCCTGTCAAATCTATTCCTTCTATTAAACCTAATACAATTGCATTTGTTGTGTTTGCTGCTCCGATAGTTTCATTTGATATAAATGTCACAGGCATCTTAGCCGGATTACTTGCATCTGCTTTAAATACTATTGGGTTTGCGCCTTGTGAACCACTAATGTATAATGGGTCACCTTTGGTAATGTTCTCACCTGTATAAACTACTTCAATTACTGTTGTTCCTGCACTACCACTAACATCAGGAATAACCACACCGAATGTAGTTCCGTTACCTTTTGTGAATGTTAAAGTGTTTCCACTAAATGATGCAGTAGTTAAAGATAAACTTGTAGAAGTAAATAAACTTGCAGTTGCAGCTTCTAAACTACTTACTCTTTGGTCGTTTGATTGTGTATATGCGTTAAATGATGCAGTTGTTGCAAAACTACCTGTATCTATCGTAGCTGCTACTACACTTACATTGAAAGTAGATGCATCACCCTTTGTAAAAGTTATTGTGTTACCTACTGCTGATGCCGTTACTAAACTTAAACTAGCAGAAGTAAATAGGGATGATGTAGCTGAATTTAAATTAGTTACAGATGTATTTAATGATGCAGTTGTTGAGTTTATATTTGTAATCGATGTGTTTACACTTGCACTATTTGTATTAAGAGCATCAATACTGATTTGTTGAGATGCAGAACTTGCATTCAAATTACTTATTGATACTAATGCAGATGCACTAAACAATTCTAAGTTTTGTGTTTCAATTAAAAGACTTGCAGTAGTTGATTCTATATTTGTTAATCTACTATTAGTCGATGAAGTATATTGATTAAAAGATGCAGTTAATGCGTTGAACGAGCCAGTATCAGGAACATTCACCGATACAACAGCAGTTCCACCAACAACGATTGCTGATATCGCACTACCTGTAAAGTTCATAGAGAATGCATTACCTTGTGGTATACCCTCATCTAATATAGGTAATGCAATACTTGCAGTGATACCTGTAATCTTACTACCATTACCGATAAATTCAGATGCGGATACAAATGAACTTGCACTAATAGATGTGAATGTATTAGCACCTACAAATGTATTGCTACCGGTTGTTGCGTAAGAACCCGTCTTTGAGTTTAAATTATCTATTGATATCTGTTGTGATGCAGAACTTACATTCAATGCATCAATACTAATTTGTTGAGATGCAGTATTTGCATTCAATTGAGTTACTGAACTATTTAAAGATGCAGTAGTCGTATTCAAATTATTAATCGATATCTGTGCTGATTGAGTAAATGCCTGTAATGATGCAGTTGCCTGATTTAAATTACTTATATCAGGTATACTACCCGTTGCAACAGTCACATTAAATGTAGTATTATTACCCTTTGTAAAAGTAATTACATTACCTGCGGCAGATGCAGTTATTAATAAACTTGCAGTAGTTAGAGATTGTGCTGATGCTGTAAATGCATTTATGTTTGAAATAGAATTATTCCAACTTGCACTATCTACATTGTAACCTAACTCATCAACCATAGAGTCAATCATATTTACATTGAATGCTCTTAGGATTGCAGGAGTGATTGCTCCGTTATTATTATTTGGGAAGGATTGATTATTGTCAACCTTCAATGCCTGTTTTGAAATTTCAGCCATGTTATTTTAAATTATTTATTAGTCTAATATTATGTCGAAACCTTCACTATATCCGTCTGAGAAACCGCCACCCTTTGTTCTGTTAGGAGATTGTGTTTGGCCAATTCCTTGGTTCATAAGAAAACCATTACAACATTTTACATCGTAAGTGTTACTTTCCAAGCAAAGACACCCTTGTCTACTATTTTTAGGTGATGATAATCCTTTTGTTGGCCCTATATAGATTCCCGAATTATTCTCTCTATTGACAGAATAACGAAGGTTTCCGTTTCTACTATTGCTCCATTTACCAGACATTGAATTGTATTTTATTAAAAACACCGATAAACTAAAAAATCGTTATGACATCTGCTGTTTCTTTAATGCTTCTCTATGTAATAGATTCTTTAATGTAGATTCATCCGATTTGAATGCAAGATATAATAAACACTTCTCTAATGGTTGTTCAGTTACCCAATCTATACGGCCGTATTGCCCGTCTGCAAGTTCAATAAGCGTTTGGTAATTTCCCCACTTTTTTCCAAAATTGATTTGATGTTGGGTGGCAGTCCCTCCACCTTCAAAGACTTCAGGGTAGCGCTCAACAAGTCCGTTAACAAATTGACAAAAAAAAACAAGGTGCCGAATTGCACATCCATATTCACATTTAAAAATAACTTATCGTCTATGTTTCCCTTATATGCTTCTATTGTATACATATCTCCTTTCTTTTCAACGATAGGTCTATAAAGGATTGACATTATCTTTGGCCAATTATCATCGATTGTTAACTGTCCAAACTTGCTAATATCCACATATGCTCCATACGCAATCTGTGATAGGTTAGGTTCAAATCCGTATTCCTTACCATTGACCATAATTATTTTCTGCAAGGGATATTCTGTGTTATTGATAAATCCTTCTAATGCAAGTCTTACCTGATTATAATCTTCAATAGATAATGAATTGATATACTCTGCGTTTAATCCACATAAGTGAGATAACATTAAAGCAGTTTGTGCTTCTTCGTCATCTACATAGTTCTTCATATCCTTTTGCAGGGTTAGATACTTCTTTAAACTTACACCACTCCAATCAGTTGGAACCGTAAGGGTTATTTCCTTGACCATATAATAATTTTATTATGTTACTTAATTTTCTTGTCTTTGCTTCTTCGTTTTCTAATTTTGCTTGCATCATTATCAACTGAGCAGACTTTGTATCTACTTCTTCTTGCAATGATTTAGCGTATAGTATTAAATCTTTTATCTCTTCTTCGTTCCACGTCTGCATATTAGTATTTGTATTGTCCAATTGATATTGCATATGTTCCTTTCTTTTGTGCTTTCTGTGATAACTTCATCATACAACAATACCTCGCCGCATCTATTAAGTGGTCTAATCCACCTTCAGGGTTATCCGTTGTATATCCGTATTTGTCAGTTGCGTATTGGTAAGCATACATCTCATTGATTAGATTCTGTGATTTATTGTGTATGAATATCTTATGGTTTTGCATTACACCTATACCAAACTTAATACTATCCTTTCCTTTTACAACAGGCTTAATATTAAATCCACTTCTATATAGTTCTTCAATTAGACGAGGTTCTGCACTATCTGCCCATATCTCTTCACTCTTGCTGATATCTAACTCTCTTAACTTATTTACTATGTCGTTTGTTACTAATCCTCTTTCGTAAAGTAACTCTTCCAAAAAGATTTTATCGCCACTTTTATAAACAGCACAAAGAGCAGTGGGGTCGCTGCTAAACCCAAAGTCAAGCCCAAAACCCACAAAGTCAGCGTCATACTCACCACATAACTCAAATTGAAAAATTGCTTTATCATTAGGAGCAAACTCACCCTTTCCATATATTTTCCATTTCTTTTCATTCGTATGTTGTAAATCTTCAATTGCTTTAACCATTTCTTTGGAGATATAGGGATTATCAGCATAGTTCGTAGTATATCGTTCACAATCCTGCATCTGTCTTAACCAATGATATGGTGACACCGTAGGGTTATATGCCAGTATTATCTTACCTGTTGTTCTAATACTTAGCTGAAAATAACTTTCTTCATCTATCTCTGATGCTTCGTCAATGAATAGTATGTCTGATTTTAATCCTCTTAACTTTTCAGGGTCATCTGAGTTTATAAATTGAACTACACTATCTTGCAACTTATATGTTCTATCACTTACATTCCAATTGTCCTCATTGAATACACCTAATGATTTAACTATGTCTATGAAATCCTTTATAACAGTTCGCTTGAGTGATGGTATAGTTCTTCTAACAATAGTAATCGTTTGTTGTAGTTTCAATGCTTCTACAATAACATACTGCAAGATACCAAATGTTTTACCACTTCTCGTACCACCTATGTGATGTGTAACTCTATGCTTACTATCTAATAGATGTTCAAATGTAATCGTAGTGTTAATCTCTATGTTCACTATCTGCTCTGTTTATATTAATACTTACTTGCTGTATTCTATGGTCTATCTCACCACTTATCTCCATTGATGATTTCTTTGGCACAATGTATTCTAATAATTTCAGATAAAGCTTTGCTGCTTCTATTGGATTTTCTTTTCTTATCTTTTCAAAATCTTCTGTAATGTTATCTAATCCTTTATTAGCTAATCTAGCAATTGCAAGTTTTGCCTGTTCGGTACTCCTATTAAGAGAACCAACCTTTCTTCCACCTAATTTATTTCCTACTTCAAACTTTGCCATATTCGTTTCTTGTCGTTATTTATTCGTTTTATATACTATTAAAACACTCATATGCGGTGTTTGTAGTTAAAGGGATACAAATGTACTCCATAACAATAATAATCCAATGGTGAGGATATATGCGACAACCAGCACTATTATTTCTTTATTCTTATTTTTCATAATCACTTATTAATTCATATGCATACATTCCAACTGCTCTACCTCTATCATCTAATATAATTAACATACCTGCGTATTGGTCACCTTTTATAACTAATTCTTTATCTTTAATCCATGTCCAATCAAAGTTAAAGTGAGCATATCCATAGTCTATCCTACTCTTCATAGTGTCCTCTTGTATCCGGATATTCTTTCTTAATCATATTCCTAGACCTTTCTTTTTTGTCAGAGTCAGCTCGTCTATCTAATATCCATTCTAATATACCATTTTGTTTTATTTCATTTAACTGATTATCATAATGCTTTGTTATAATAGTTCTATCACCTGTCTTTCTATATTCTTTCCATGCATTACTTAATTTAGTCCGAATAGTACAAAATCTATTACTTGCTTCACTACTTCTATTGTTAAACGGATATTTCTCTTTTGGTTTCATTCCTGCCCATTTGCCAGTTGGTATTAAACCAGTATCACCATATTTCTTTTTAGCCTCATCAAAGTTTACCTTTGCTACACACTTCTTACATCTCCAACTTGGTTTTAATGTATGAAATGATTCACCACATAACTTACATTCTCTTTGTTCTCCTATTGTTCTATTAAATGGTTTCTTAAACATCTTTAAACGGATTCTCTAATGTGCTTTCTAAATACTTTCTTATTTTCTTAACTGAAAGGAATACTGTTGACTTACTTATCTTTATATCATTTGCTACTTCATCAAGAGTTTTGTCCGACATCCAATATAGTTCAAAGATTTTGGCTTGTGGCCACATTCTTGTTACTTTTAACTTATTCAACTCTTCTATCACTTCATTGTGTGCATTCTGCAATTCCAAATCTCTATCTACATCATATTCCTCTTCCATTACTTCTTCAGGCATCTCTTCTTTGTATACAACTCTATTCAATTTCTTTGTCTTATTAATCCATCTGCTTTCTAAAAAACGATAACAATAAAACATATTGTATGCATTACCCCAAAATATCTTTGGATTACATTTCTTATGTAAATACTCATAGAGTTCTTGTACTAAATCTTCACCTTCTTCTTTATTTTTGGCAATCTTTGTTGCATGTTTAATTAACCAATGATTAGAATCGATATATAGATTGGTTAACCTTTCTTTACATTCATTGTATTGTATACTACCTGAATCTATCATTTACTTATTCTTTACATAATCATGAAGAAAGTCAACTGCTCTTTTCCAATGTGCCCCACTACTGCCGCACATACAAGGTTGCGGTTCTCTTTCACCTCTTATATGATTAAATGTATTCCAAACATAGTGTGCCTTATCTTCTGGCAATCTAGTTGTAATTTGACTTAATATACCTTTTAGTTCTTGCAATTGTACTTCGGTTAATTCATTCATATTATTTAAATGATTTTAGTTTAGGTAATTCAACACTCTTTTGTTCTGGTGTTTGTTGTCTAATAGGATTTTGTAAGTTTAAGAATGGTTTTAGTTGTTGGATGTTAGGATGGTTGCCTGGAAATCCAATGGCCATACTTGCTAAAATTAAAATCATATCGTTTACTGATGTCATTTTTGACCAGTCTACCATATAGATTGAATTCTCATCTACTAATTGTTCTTGTTCTTTTGGTGGTTGTGCGTAACTAACTCCCATAATTTTTATTTATTGTTTTTTAATTTATTTAATTGTTCCGTTCCAAAATTGTGTATCTCTATCTCTAATATCTCTAACACTCATGTCGTCAGATGAAGTAGACATACGGGTTTCTATCTTAAATCCTCTTAATTGTAATATAGGATTATGCCATGCATGTATTAAGTTATCACCATACCAAATCTTTAATTCGTTTGGTATGTCTCTCCATTTAGATTTATGAAAAGAAAATAGACATCCCCATCCACCAAAGTTATTTTGATTGGTATATTGTTCTATTCTTACATCGGTTGATTCTGTTAATTCATAATTTTCAGAATGAGCACCAATGTATCCATAATCTACAAGCGGAGTTAGTTGTGTGATATAATTAAAATACTCATCTACATTGAAAATAATATCATCATTACTGATTGTGATATTATCATAGTTAGATAACTTAACTCCTTTATTCCAAGCTGGGTTTACATATGTGTTAGTCTCTTCTTTTATATGTACTAACTTATCCATTACTATATCTTTTGTTGGTGCATTATCAATTAAAATAATTTCATCTACATAGTCCGATTTGGAATATCTTTCTAATAATTCCATTGTGTATTCACTTTTCCATATTGTTGGTATGATTACAGAGAATTTTTCCATTGGTCTATTGATTTAATATTTAATAATTCGTGTCTAAGTAATTCATAGTTTTCCCAATCTAAATCGATTTGATTTTCAAAACCAACATTGTCAGCATTAAGTCTAATACATCCAATTCCCCAGTCTGTATCTATTGTTGATATATCTAATCCATTATTTGCTTTAATGTCAACAATGGACTTCCAAACATCACCTGTCCACTCTCTACCATTATCTTCATGTGTCGTTTGATATTCTGCAGTTGGTAAACAATCATGCACTAATATAGTTCCATTGTCTGAAAGATGTTTAAGTGAGTTAAGAATATCTGCAAGACATTGTTCTCTAGTATGTAATCCATCAATAAAAATTATGTCATACTTAACATTCTCTTCTAATGATTTGAAAAACATATCTGATGTTAATTCAACAATACTTTTTTGTAATAAGTCTACAACTGGATAAGGTTCTACTCCTGTTTTGTATTCTGCATTTACCTTAAAGAAATTAGATTCTGGATACTGAACACCTATCTCTAAATAAGATTTGTATTTGTATTTTTCTATTAAATAATTTATTATATCAGTTCTATTCATTTATTGTAATAATTTGTTTTACAAGGCCATCTTCACCTACTAATACTCTAAACAAATCTCTTTCTGATTTAGGTTGGTTTGTTGGTTTACCTTCTGCGTAATTATTTTCTTGTTTAATCTTATCGTATTCCGATTTGATTTGTTCATCTCTTGTTTGTTCGTTGTTCATATTATTATAATTTAATCATTCCACATTGACCATCGTAGTCTTTGTTCGTTAATCTATTTAACCATTCTTTTCTCTCGCAGCAACCACACGACTGATATCCCATTTGTTTTGCAATAAAAACTGCAATACGACCACCAAATCCAAAACTGATACAATGTATCAATGCTTCTGCGTAGTCTCCTAATTTAATCCATTTCATATTAATTTTTTTTATTTAAACTTATATTTTGAGCTTTGTTTAAAGTAATGAATGCAGACTCTAATTCTTTTAATTGATTTCTTGTTAAGCCAGGACATTCTTTTACTACTTTAAATTCGTGATTATCAATGCCAAATTTATCGAATGAATCATGTAATAATCCTAATCTGTCTCTCTTACCTTCTGATGCTCTCCTATAATGTCTCCTGTGTTCATTTAATCTAACTATGAAATGCATCATACTCATACCAATATATTGAAATCCATCAGGGTTTTTAATTGAATATATAATTGGTGTTTTATCTGCCTTTCTGTATCTTTTAACATAGTCAATAAAAGTATCCCAATTTTTATCCTGCCACTGCTTATGATGTGTTGGATTTATTTCAGTTCGGAATTTTAGATTTGTTTCTTTGTTGCATTCCTTACATTGATACTGCAATCCACCTTTGTTTGATTTACATTTACTGAATTGATTTGTGTCTTTTGATTTGTGACACCTGTTGCATTGTTTTTGATTTGCCATCTTTTATGTTTTGTGTTTATGTAATATACGACTAATTTCTGATATTAACAAATATAAATATCATTTTTATTTTCAAACGCATAAAAAGAGCCGAAGAAGATGGCACTCTAAACTTCGGCTCTATAATATGTTGAACAGGAACTTTATAATGTAATGCTAAATAGCGATAAAGTATTTTTTAATCCTGTCTTTTATAAGAACATATTATGTTTCAAATATAGTAAAATTATTTTACATCTCCAAATAAATTATCAAACTTATTTAATAATTCTTTTTGTTCTTTATC